TCGGCGCGCCAGGTACTTGATCACGTTGCCGCGCAGATAGCCGGCAAATCCTTCATGCGACAGCCAGGACGCCATCGCGGCCCATGGCTGCACGGACAGGCTGATGTAGTGGTCGCCACCGACTTGGGTTTCGTTCATCTGCAAGCCCTCCGGTGCGCCGCAATGCGCTTCGCCTTCATCGCCGCGCGTTTTTGCTTCGCCACTCCGCGGCCAAACCGAGGAGGAGGTTGGCGCACTTCGGGGGTTGGTGTGTACGCAGCAGCAGGCACGCAAGCGCTTGCACCGCGAAACTGTGCGCCAAGAAGAATCGCCAGCGCCGCATTCAGAAATCCTCGCATGTCTATTCCACCATTCCGCAAATCGAGTTATGCATGGCAGGAAGCAGAGATCCGCTTTCAAGAGCCGGAACGGCAGCCATCGGCACGGTGAAGCCCGCCGCGTGCCGGTGTCCGCCACCGCCGTAGATCGCGGCGATTGCGCCAACGTCGGCGCCGCAGGAGCTCGATCGCAGGCTGATCTTCCGGCCGCGCGGGCCGTCGCTGTAGACGGCGGCAAATGGCGCGGTCCGCGCGAGAATGTGTCCGGCCTCGCTGGCCATCGTCATCGGCAGATTGGCAGCGGGCACGGTTTGCCCGGAGATTTCGAGCGTGCGCGTGACGTTCGGCAGAAGCTCGCGCAGGTCGCGCTCTTGTTTGCGCAGGATCGCCGCGCCATCCGAGGCAAGCGGCGCCAGGCTGCTGGCGTGCATCCACAAGTCGTAAATGCCGAAATCGTATGGGTACGACAGCAGGCCGGCCATCACCTCGCGCGTGGCGTCGAGGTGGTACAGCCACAGGTCGCGGTCCTGGATGTGCTGCAGCAGCTTCGGCGCCGGCTGGCCGTGGAAAAAATACTGCCAGGCGAGCATGCAGCCGCTCATCACCGACGAGAAGCGCACGATGGAGCCGGGCAGGTCGGCGATTGCCATCTGGGCGGTAGCGTGATGGTCGAGGATCGTCAGGCTTTCGGCCTCCTCGACGATCTGCAGCAGCGTGGCGCGGGGATACGAAAAGTCGACGATGAAGACATCGCGGCCGGCCACGTCTGGCGGGATGTCGCCGTAGTTTGCCGGGTGAAAGTCGACAGCGCCGAGAAGCGCCTGGCGGACGACCCAAGCCGCGGCAAAGCCGTCCGGACAGTTGGCGTGATAGATGCAAAGCGGGTTTTTCATGATTGTGATGGAGTGCCGTGGTTACAGTTGAGAAATAGGGGCCGTTGGAGCGGGCAAGTGCAGGCGCCGCTGGTGGTCTTCCATCGCCTGCAAGGCGGCGTCGGCCTTGGCTATTTCAGCGTCGCACCGGTGAATCTCGTCCGCCCAGTAAATGGCGGAGCGAGTCGCCAGGAGGAACTGCTCCACGGCGTGCTCGCGGTTGCGTTTCTGGTCGTGCGCGCGGATCCGCGCGGCTGGGATGCGGATCCCCAGCCCGGCGAGCAGAGCCAACGCACACGCTTTTTGAATGGCCATGCCAATGGCAGAGGTTTTCATTGGGCGGGCTCCAGTTCTGACTCGTTGAAATGACTGCGCAGCGTGGCCTGCCCATGGGGAATGTCGACGATAAGCACCAACTGACCGTCAGGGCGCTCGAGGTGGTGCGCCACCGTTCCCACCTGGCCAGTGGAAAACACGCGCACGTGCTGGCCGATCGCGAATTGCGGAATGCGACGGTCGGCGTAGCTCATGACTTGAGCCTCGCTGCCCATTGCCTAACGGTTTCCGAGGCGCCGGTGAGCTCGTGCGCATGCGCTGCGGCGGCTGGATCGTGCGCCAGAAGCGACTTCATGCGCACGGCCACGACGGTCATGTCGTCGGCGAGCTTGTCGAGGATTCGAATTGCCTCGGCTTCGTATCGGTCTTGCAGGGCGGTCATCGCTATCCTTTCGGTGGTTTTTTGTGCTGGGTTCCGGTCTCTCCCGGATTGTCTCGAGGCTTTCGTTATCTCGTTACGCCAGCCAAGCTGTGCTGGTCCAGCAAGCGGCATCCTCGCTGTGATTTGCGATTTCTCGCGCTTGATTTCGCCGGCCGCGTCAGTTTTCCCGCTGACGACCGCCTTGCATAAGTTGCGCCCGAAATCCCGCGGCGTGCCGGGTGCGGCCGGCGAATCTGTTGTGGAGATAGCAGATGACAAGTCCGGCATCGGCGCCCACGCGACGATAGCGTCGCTGTACCACTCGGCTGACTTTCCGAACTCTCCGCCGGCGTCCTCAAAGCGATGAGCGGCCCAGCCAACGACGTCGAACTGGTAGTTATCAAAGGCGGCAAGCGGGTTTGGCTCGTCAAGCCAGCACTCGAATTCGGAACGCTCGCCGTCGTCGCAGTCGTTCGGGCTTTGCTTCAAAATCACGACGTCAGAAAAGCTGGCGTACCGCGTCCAGCTTTTCATGCAGTCGCGACTTCCTTGGCCGCCCAACAAAACGAGGATGCGCGTGTCGAACGGAGGAACCTGCACCTTTGGGTCGATCCAGTCGATGATGGTCTGCATGGCTTACCCCTGCATCCGAGCGATCAAGCGTCCCTCTTCGCAGCCGGCCCAGAAGGCATCTGCGTCGGATGTGCCTGCCGCATACGGGTTGGCGATGGAGTCGCCAGCCAGCGAGAAACGCAGGCGAGTGCGGACTCCGGAGATGTATTCCGGGGAGCGTTGGCAACGACCAGCCGGGAAGGCGGCTTCGGTCAGGCGGTCGGCACGCTCGCGGGCGGCCTCGCGGTCGGCGTCGTGGAGTGGGGCGGATGTGGTCATTTGCTGGCTCCGTGGGGTTGATGGACAAACTTTACCCATGGGTAAGCTCTTTGTCAATACCCGTAGGTAAAGTGACCGAAAAAATAAAACCGCCTCGTGGGCGGCTTTGTGAAAGAGTGCTTGGCGATCCTGTCAGTCGTAAATCGTCCTGATCCTGCATGCCCCGTCTTGGCAGATGACCTGCGTTAAACGCCCGCCTCCTTTGGCCTCATAGTACGTTCGGCCGGATACGCTTTTGAAGCGCACGGGGTCTCCAGAAAGTGGGAATTTCTGATCTGCGAGCAATTGCACGACCTTCTCCATTTCCTGATCTGCGGGCCTGACAGTCTGGGCTTGTGATGGTGGCGCGACATTGGTCGACGACGAAGCGGGCGCCATAGCGACGGCTTGCGGGGCTGCCACTGCGTTGTGCGTAGGACGCTTGCTGTAGCCGTTGGCCTGCAGGCAAAGGTCGATGAGCTCCGACCGTCGCATTCCGATGGCCATGCCCTCGCCAAATCCCTGTGCAATCGCACCGCTCATTGTCGGGGCAGCCCGGCCAGTGCTGTAGCCAGCGGTCGCTGCTGCGGCCTCATATCGACACCTGGCCAAGTCTCTATCGTAATCCGCAGGCGTGGCGCCTTGCTTGGCCCACATGTACGGGCTAGCGCAGCCGGCCAACATAAGCACGGAAGCGCAGAGCATGATGTGCATCTTGATCCTTCTCCTTATGCTTGGTTCTCTCTTGAGCTGGCTGCCTGGGGCGTTGCGTGACTTACGTCCTGGCTCGCACAAATGATCAGCATATCCTGTTCTGGCGGAAATCTGCGATGGAAATCACGGGACATCGTTTGCCTGCCGGGATGCTTTGTACTTTGTATCCTGAAAGCGCGACCCGTACGGCCCCGAGAGCAACCTCTCTCCCCGTTCCATCAGTCGCCAGCATCATGGCGACGACAGCAACAATGCGCGGGTCTTCCTGGACGACCATGGGCCTCACATTGCGGGCGAGCGCGCCATGGGCGGGAGCAGCGTTTTCCCCATCCAGCCATCCGCGCTGCAGACCGAAAGCGTCTTCGATAACTTCCATCATGTCGTCTGCAATGCGTTTCTTGCCCCTCTTGCCTTCAGGGTACAGCATCCGCGTGACGTAGGACTGGTCGCGATCTATTCGGCGCGCAAGATCGGCGCCACTCCCCCCGCATTGTTCGTCGCGCAAACTCAATAGGCGCAGTCGCCGCCGTTCGTACTTGTCCATAGGCTGAATTGTCCACCTCCGGCTTTCGACGTGGAATAACCTGCAGGTATTGACAGAGGTGTTACCCATGGGTAAAGTGTCGCGAATGAAGCAGCTTCTCGAACTCCTGAACTCCATCTCCGAGCAACAGCGCAACACCATTGCGCTGTCGTGCGGTACCTCTGTTGGCTATCTGCGCAAAGCGTGTAGCACAGGTCAGAAGCTCGGGCCCGCGCTTTGCGTTGCTCTGGAACGTGCGACCGGTGGTGTCGTCACGCGCCAAGCGTTGCGTCCTGACGACTGGGCGGCGATCTGGCCAGAGCTTGAAAAGGTATCCGCTTGACCATGCCGGAATCACAGCACTCCCTCCACCGCGCGGCGTTGTCTCCGTCG